ACAGGGTCGGCTGCCAGACAACCGGCTGGACAAGGCTTGGTTCGGTGTCGGGGCGAAGTTCAAGGAAAAGGCCATGAAGAAAGTGATGGAGCTGGTATGAATCTCGCCATTGCCACAAAAGAAGATTTCCGACGCATGTTGAGCATCTATCGGCAGATTCAAAACCTCGAATGGGCTGACAACAAAACCCGGTCGCAGCGCTGCAAGATGGTCATCATTTGTCGCCTCAATCAGATCGGGGGCGGATTCATGCGCATCGTCATGGGATGCGAAATGCTGATCAAAGAGGTGTGTGACCCAACGAAAGGCCACTATGCGCTCAAGCCGGTGTATGGGGCCGCGCCGAAGATGCTGGAGTCCCTCCAAGAAATTGCAGCCAGGCTGGAAGATCACCCAAGCTACATCCCCGACATCACAAGTGAGCAGTTGGTAGAGGGGGACTACGGCGGCGATGAAGCAAACATCACGGACTTGGCGCACATTGCCCGCGCCGCCATCGCCAGCGCAACGGGGGAGCTTGTATGAGCAGCAATCACACGGCTGGCCCATGGATGCACGAAGGCCAAGGCGACATTATGGGCATGGAAAACGACCCGGAAAATGGCTGCGTTGGCATCGTAGATGTTGCCTGCGTTTACCTCCGTACAGTGCCGGGCCGGACCGAAGCCAATGCCAACTTGATCGCATCGGCCCCAGACCTGCTCGATGCCGTCCAGAGAATCGCAACGATAGCCTCCCGCGATGGGAAAGACATTTACCACGACATGCGCGTCATCCGCATGTTGGCAATCAAGACAGCACTCAAAGCCAAAGGAGAAACACCATGAGCCTGCAGATCGACCTCTCCGGCCCAGAAGGCAATGCCTTTGCATTGATTGGCAAAGCCAAATTAATCGCCAAGACCATGGGCCTTTCAAACGACGAAACCGAAGCCATCATCGAAAAGATGTGTTCTGACGATTACAACCATCTACTCGACACACTGGTCTCCTCCTTTCCACGGATCAACTTCGAGTTTGAAAACGACCCAAGGGACCAACCATGAAACACTACCCAACCGGCGCATTCAGCGACCTGCCCGTCATCATCGACGAACCCGGCCGCTACACCACCCGCAAGGGCCAGACTGCCTACGTGGACAAGATCAGGACGGAAAACAGCGCACCCAACACGCCTCCGCCCACCTTCTCGGCGACTGGCCACATTGAGCACCGGACCGCGCGCGGCATCCGGTCTGAGTTTGCCACCTGGCACGTCAGCGGGCGAAACGTGGCGCTCGGCACGCACTCCAGCGACATTGTGAGAAAGTCGTGAAAACGCTTTACTTCGCACTGAAATGAAACTAAAATATTTACATCAACAACAAAACAAAAGGAAAACACCATGTGGCTCTTCACCAATCAAGGCTTTGTAAGCATCGTTCAAAAGCCGGACGACATCGACACCCTGACCGTCCGCGCACGGGTCAAAGGCGACATTGCTCGCGTTTTCCCAGGCGCAAAGGAAAAGGCCGGTGGCGGCACAGATTACGCCTATCGCGCCAAGGTGCCTCGCGAACAGGTGGCCAAAGCCATTCACGACCAAATCATGGAACTTGGTTATGAAAACTTCAAGAACTCCATCGCAGATGACGCACACCACAACTTCTGCGCACAAGTCTGGAACGTCGCATATCGCCACCAGTCAAACATGTCACCCAAGCCACGCGAGCGCAGCCTGTTCTAACCATGAAGCGCGCCGACGCACTCGCGCACATGCGCATCGCTGGGTACCACAACGACCAGAAGACCATGATGCGCCTGTTCTGCGAACACAGAATCAGCAAGCCGGTTGCCGATGAGGCATACCGGACCGGAATGAAACAAAAGCTGGCTGGGGTCAAGTGCCACTGCCACGAATGCACGAAAGCACCAAAATGAAAGAACCGATCAAACAAGGCGACCGCGCCCATATCGATCAACCAGCCAGCAAGCCCACCACCTGATGGTCAACCTTCGCGTCCAAAAACTCGGTCAGATTGCTGATCGGGCACAGGTGCACCGCTTGTGACTCCCAGGTCATTGCATCAGCAGGATTCCCGGCCACACGCCGCGCCAGGTAGTAGCGTGTCACTGATGTGGTTCGCTCCACATCCCCCAGATAGCTCACCACGTTGGCTTTGATTCCGGCCTCTTCCCATGCCTCTTTGATGGCGTTGGCCTGGAAGGACATTTCCTCTTCCACCTTGCCTTTAGGGAACGTGGTCTTATAGCCCCCGAATTTGTTCGTGGGCGACACCACCCAAACCCGTCCATCCGTCTCCACGATCACCAGGCCAGACGCAGGCAACTTGCCTTCCGGGACGTGCATGTGCGGCTCCACCAGGTCATCATTAACGCCTTCGACGTAATCCCATTGGTCATCTGATTCTGGCGGTGTCCACGGCGCAAAGGGAATGCCGTTGAGCGACTCTGGCATTTCACACCCAGGTGTGATGGTGGCAATTGCAGCCGGGTCTGACAGCGCACCAACATCCGGGACGTGCGGGCTGTAGATGCCGACTTTCTGGCCATTGTCGTCAAGCTTGTGGTGCCAAGCCTTCGGTTCAGGCTTTGGCGCGTCTTGGAACAGCGAACCAGACGAACCCCCATGGCCGCCCCACAACGACGACTGTGGAGGTTTGCTGACACCGTACTGCGGAGCTTTGATCGTGCCGCCCACTGACGCACCGATGCCAGATGACCATTTGGCCGGTGGCTTGGTGGCCTTGGTGCGCTTGTCCTCGTGCGGTTTGACCACCGTGCCGTCAGCTTTGGTGTAGCCTTTAACGTGGGACTTGGCGAGGGATTCTGATACCAGTAAGACGATCATGACGTGGCCCTTTCCTCGATACCAAGCAGGACTTTGACGGTGTACTGAATGGACGGCTTGAGGTCAATTTCTTTGACCCAATCGTCTTCTTCGTCAGGCCACTTTTTTACAGCTTCCACAAGATGCAAAGTCAGCCACTCAAACAGAACACACACAGCATCGTCATCCCAACGAGCCCGGCGTTGCCGCCAAAAGTCCCCTAGATCGGCTTTTAGCTTGTTTGGCAAAGTGAAATCGTTGTACCCACTGACAAACCCATACTCAGGCGCGCGGCGTCCTGAAAAGATGTCCGCATAGTGATGTATCAAATTCTTGATGGCAGGGTCAAACAGGTCTTTATCAACCCGACCGGCCATGAAGTCAATAATGGTCGCCTCTGCCCTGGAGCAGAACTCAGCGACAAGACGAGACACGTTATCCGGGTTGCCAAGGTAGTTCTCTGAGAACGCATCAACGAACGATGCAGGTACCACTTCTTCATGTTGAATGCCCATCACATCATCCTTTTGAAAAATACCACAATGGCCTTGCCCAAGGTCTCCAGCTTCCCAAGTTCGACCACATAGCCATCATGTGGCGGAAGCATAAGCAACTCAACATGGACAGTCTTTCCTTTTTGTTCAGAGGATAAAACCACGAACCGTTGCCCTGGAAGTGTAGTGATTTCATGCTCGCTTCCGAAGTGGCCGCTGGCAAACGACGGCGTACCTTTGCAGCCTTCGCCACAGCGAATTGTTAAAACCACATCACCGCCCCAACCCCAACCCTCCTTATACGAGGCACACATCGAGTCAGTGTTTTGAATCACCAGGCCTGGCGTTGCATTCAGTAACTGCTTGGTCATGCTCTTTCCTGCCGTCGTGTCGTACATGCCACGGGTCAGCGTTGTGCCTTCCGGGATTTCCAAGGCGTCATCGTAGATTTTCGCTGACAAGGTCTGCACGCCGCCAGAGTAGCTGCCACTGTTGCCGGAAGCATCCACCGTCGGTTTGCCCTGGCTCCACACGTGATTGATCCAGCCAGAAGCCTGCACGGCACTGATGTAGGCTCGAACTGCGCTGCTCAGTTTCTTAAAGCCTGCTTTTGCGTCCTCCACAAACTTGCTGGTCGACGTGAGATAGGACCACTTGTAGCGAGAAACCAGGCTGTGTACGTCGTCAATCTGGTTGACGGCCATAAAGAATCCCATTCGGTGCTCGGCTGAAACGGTCTCAACCCGATCCGTTGGCGCAAATGTACCGGCTAAATCTGATATTTCAGCAACGCTACCAGCAGCACCGAGTGAAGGCATTTTCAGGGTGTCCAGAGGAGGCGTGGAAATGGACTGCAGCGTCTCAATCAACCCGGCCCACTGATTCTTGATTTGACTCGACGGGTGATCGATGATGGACTTCTTGCCCAGCGGCTTTCCGGTATCTTTGTCAACCGCGTCATACTGGTAGTTTTTCAGAGCGGTCAGGTTGCCCTTGGCCGCAAAAGCGATCATGTTGGCGCTGTCGAGCGTGTTTTGCGCGTTAACGTGCGCTTTTGATGACAGCCCCTTACCCGGTCCGTGCAGATTGGCAAAGTCGATCGGCTTTGGCAAGTCCTTGGGGTTCACCGGCAGATTGGATGGGTCCAGCTCCTTGACGTGAGCCCACTGGTCACGCACACCCATCTTTTCCAGGATGTAAGCCCGGCGCGCAATCAGCTTTTTGGCTAGAGCCGCCTTATCGGCATCCGAGCCCGGACCGGCCTTCTGGCACAGTTCCTCGATCTGCGACGGCTTCATCTTGTTGAGTTGGGTCAGCCCCCATGCCATGTCGCCTTTTTTGATCTTGCCAAACACCGCTGCCGACTTGCCGTTTTTGCTGGCATCCAGCAGCGTCTCAAGTTCGGGAACAGAGTCGCCGAAATCAGCACCCTTGGTCCCGCCCTGCGCGCGGTACACCAGTGAGCCACCGACATCGACCCGGACGGCAGCGCCATCCTTGCCAAGCATTAGGTTGTCGTTGGACAAGCCAACCACGTCCCAATTTGCCAGCCATGCATCCAGGGCAAACGCTTGGTGTGCACCCGGAGCCTTGGCAAGCTGCTCCGATGTTCCTTTGGTGATTCCGTCAACCCACTTTGAAGCGATACCGATCTTTCCGCCCTGCTCCACCAGCTTGAGCTTGGGCACGGCCACACCGAGCATCTCGTAAAACTTGACCGCCAGAAACTCGTTCATGGCCACGTCCACGTCAGCCGGGAACTTGCAATACCACTCCTGGCCGTTTTTGTCCTTGAACTTTCCACCCGGGTTGGAGCCCTTCTGTGGCCCGGTTTGCTGCCACCCGTCGATGATTGTCACCGGTGGCTTGCCAGCCACAATCTTGACTTTCGGCGCAGATACCTTGGCATTTGTGGTTGGTGCAGCGGGTGCAGGCTTGGCGGCAGCGGTCGGCTGAGTTGGTGTAGCAGTTGGTGATCCCGTGGTGAAAACGACCTTTTTACCCTTTGGCAATTTCTTGGCGGCAGCGGTCAGGTCCATTACAAGCTTGTGCATGGCCTCGCGCCGCTTCTTCTTTTCCGCCATGTACTGCGGTTCAACAGATGACAACTTCTTCAGTTTTACGTTAGCTGCAAAAACAGAGATGCGACCATCTTTGTGATAAGTGATATGCTTTTTCAAAGCATCAAAACCACCCGTGTCAACAGCATTTTTCAAGGCTGCCGCCACATCGTTATAAAGACCTCCCCACTTGCCATCGGTCAACTTGGTGAAATCAGGAATGACCACACCCTGCTTGTGCCAGCGGCCATTTTTGAACACCAGCGTGCCGTCCGATCCCTGCTTGGTATCTCCATCTTTTGGAGCTGACTCTGGCGGCGCAGCATAGCTTGATGTCGACACCGCTGGCGTGCTGGCCAGGTTGTGATCGACCGGCGCATCGTACTGATGCACCCCGGTGTAACCGTATTCGTAGCCATTGGCGACCTTCTCACCCTTGAGTTTGTTTGCAGCCGCGACAGCAGCCGCAGGCGAAGCAAAGTCCTTGGTGGTGGTCGAGCCCATGGAGCCCAACTTGCCGTAGGTGGTCTTCATCTGGTTGCCATGCACCGACACCGACCAGAACTTGTTGTGGCCGGGTGTCTTGTTGACATAAACGTTGGACGTGACAGGCACTAGCGCGGACTGTGCAGCCGCGTGCTTTTTGGCATTTTGATCACTCACCCATTGCATGAACAAATTCAGTTTGTCTGGGCCATAGTACGAGATGGCAGCCGCCACCGTGGATTTTTCATCTGGAGTTGCTGCTTCAAATGCTGCGATATCAGGGCCTTCCATCATCTGGTCAATTGACATGCCATTTGCGACCGGGCCGCCGTGGAACTTGAACATCATGACAAAATCCTGCAGCGCAGGACTCAGCTTTTTCTTCTCCTCGTTCACGAGCGTAGCACCAGAAACCGGAACCTTGAGACTGGAGTAGCCCAAGTCAACAACCGCCTGGTTCAGTTCTTTCTCTTTGCCAGGATTGGCTGCCAGCCAGCTCTTTACCTCGATCATGACCTTGTGGACGCCACCGTCCGATTCGGCATGGGCAAGATGGTCATAGGCAGGTTTCCCTGCCAGCGGCGTCTGACTGGCTACTGAAGCCTTCGCTTCGTCCTTCAACTCGGCTATCTTCTGGACGATGTATGCCTTGGAGACGGATGGCAAAATGCTGATATCCTTGATGGCTTCCAGCTCAGCGAGCGACATGCTGTCCACCACCGATTTCATCTTGGCAACACCATCAGCCTTTATCTTGGCTTGAGCCGAAGATAGACCAATCATGGTCGCGGCGTTCATCTCGGTCTTCACGGCCATCTTCATGCCAGGTGACAGCTTGGACCAAAGCACCGACCATGACCCCGGCTTGTTGATGGTCGGCTTCCCAGCACTGATCCAGCCATGCAGCCCCTTAATTTCAGCCGGGGTCAACTGCGTCACAGTGTCCGACGTCGCCGCCTGCGTTGGCTGGCTATCCTGGTGATTGGGAGACTTAAGCGTTGCCAGCACCTGATGGGCGATTTGGGCCTGCTTCTTGGCATAGGTCTGCTTGGCACCGGCCTTGGCATCCACAAACGCCTGTAGCCCGGCCACATCGCCAGCGTGCGCCATGGCCTCGATCTTGGAAATGGCGGCGTTGTGGCTCTTGGCGTTGGTGTTCGATTCAGACAATTTCAGTTTAAACCACGGGATTGACTGAACGGCCATGAGCTGGTCAGAGGAAAGCGGTCTGGTGACGACGGCCACGGTCGGATTGACGGACGGAGCAATCGGCTTCTCATTGGCCGTCAGCAGCGCCTGCACATCCATCGGCGACATACCGAACTCGGCAGCAGCATCCTTGACGATGGCCGCCTTGGACTTATCCGACAGCTTGGCGACCACATCAGCCGGTACCGGCGTGCCTTGCTTGATGAACAAAGCAGCTGACAGCTCGGGGCCTTCAATGGCGACATGGCCCAAGCTGGTACCGTTACCGTGCGCCTCCCACTTCCCGTCAGCGTTGAGCTTGTACTTGGTGCCAGGCCAGTCCTTGAGCGTTTGCCAGGGGCCGTCAGACTCAGGCGGATCAAACTGCTCCAGAAGCTTCTTGGCGTAGGCGGCATAGGCCTCGCTGCTGCCGTGATCGCTGGCGGCGTCCTTCAAGCGATCAACATAGCCGTCAGTGGCCCAATCATTGAGCTTGGCTTTGATCTTTGGGGGAAGCTCGTCCGTTACTTTGGCTTGAGCCGTGGGGCCGGGGTTTGCAGCCTCTGCGGGCTTTGCAAGATCGGCAGTTGCGGCTCCCTGTGCTTGTCCTTGCGAGCTTGTTTCGAGGGTTTGAGCGGCTTGAGGCTCATCAGGGTTTCCTTTCTTGGTTACGGATTTCTTGCTCAGTTTGGCAGAGGCCTGGGTGATCAAGTTTTCGTAGGCATCCACCCCGATCTTGGCTGCGATAGCGTCTGCCAGGTTGCCCTGGGTCTTGCTGTCGGCATCGAGCATGGCCTGGTACTGCGCCGGGGTTGGAACCTTGCCTGCCAGCATTGAGGCCTTAAATCCGGACACGGCAGCAGATGCGCTGGCGGCGGCTTGCAACTCAGTTGCATGATGCAGGATGATGTTGGCTTGGTGATCGATGTCCAAGCTCTGGAAATTCGGGATGTCGGCTATCGCGTTTTTGTGCGCTATCTTCTGATAAAACGAGCCATGGCCAGTTGAAACCTTCATGTCGTCATGATCATCTGCAACAAGAACGTGTTTCTGGTGCGTCGCATGCACGCGGCCATATTTGTCGGTGTACGCCTGAATCCACTTCAATTCTTTGTGGGTTGCCTTGAGCAAGTCCTCGCGGACGAAAAGGACTACGTTCATTTTTCACCCTCCTCGTCGTTGCCAAGAATCAATGCACGTTCTTGATCAAATTCGGGGTCTTCACCGTCGAACTCGGCAAAATCGCCAGCCAAGAAGTGACTTCGCCCGGTCAGGCCGTCGCGCACGATCTGGCCGCCCTCACCGGTCTCAACGGTCTCAAACACCCGCTCTGCATGCTCCTTATGGCCAAGGTAGTCCTTCCACGGAACACCTATTCGGCCATCTTCTGCATGGTCAACCAAGAATCCGTCCTTGCCGTAGGCCAGCACTTTGCCGGACGTGGCCCCGCGCTTGGGGTGGTTGAAAAACACATGGTCGTGGATGCCGACACCATAGATGGACGGGTGCGGCTTTGGCTCCTCGTTATCTTCAGTCCTTTTGGCGGCAGCCGGTATGGATGACGTAGGGATGGCTTTAGCGAGCACGGTGCCGAAGTTCAACCCATCGCCATCACGCTTGACACCAGAAAGCAGCTGGCCCATACTTACACCAAGCCCAGGCGCTTGACCAGGTGGAGCCGCGATGAGCGTCCCCTGGGGGTCACGTTGGTGATACTCGCTTGGGCCTTCTAATTCCACAGCATCCAGCGAATGCAGATTCTTTCGCTCAACCCCGTCTGAAAACAGGTAGTCCTTCACGGTCAGCTTGACCCGATGGAACACCGCGCCGATCATCACAGGGCAGTACAACCGGTGAACAGCAAAGACGTGCGGGTTGCCATTTTTGTCAGCATGGGTCTCTGCACGAATGGCGTTGTGGACAATCGACTCCAGACCACCGATTGCCTGTAAGCCAGCGATGGTTTGCTTGTCCCACTTCGCCATCTTGTACCAATCATCGCGCCCAACGACCAGAGAAAAGCCGGTGTCATCATTGACCTCGCCGTCTTTTGGCCAATTGCGAAGTTTTGCAATGGCGGCGTCTTTCAGAATTTTGTGGTCGTCTGAACCGAAAGCGCCGTCTGGGTTGACTCTCACAAGTGGCGCGATCTTTGACGCAAGCCCGGCCCGCTCGCCGTGAGAAAAAGTGAAGCGACCCAGAAGATCGTGCTCTGTGGCCTTCATTAAGTTCCACGACTTACCAAATGGCTTACCAGGACTCGCATTCTGATCAACAGGGTCGGACCCAGGATCGGTTTGTTTCTGGCCCTGGCCCGGTTGCCCATCGCCACCTCCATCGGACGACTGTGGCGCGTTTTGTTGGCCTTCACCACCACCGCGCACCTGTTGATCTGATTGGTCTTCCTGCTGTCCATCAGGTGCTTCACCACCAGGATCATCACCACCATCAAACCCAGGCTCCTGCTCATGCGACTGCATGTCAGGCCCAGGCTGCTGGGCGGCCTGCTGCTCCTGCGTCCACGGCCCAATCAGCGACGGATTCAGTGGAGCATCGCCCCATGATGCAGACTGCGCATCCATACCCAACTCAGCGCGCATTTCGTTCACCGACATGGTGAGCTTTTTCAGCTCGTGGCGCTTATCAGCATCATCGGCGTCCACGCCAGTCCAGCGAAACACATACGAGTCGCCAAAGTCGGCCAAGATGTAGTCGCTGAAAATGCTCTCGTAATACGACAACAGCGGGCGCAAGCCTGAGTCTTTCGAGGCGGCCAGCTTTTCAGCGGTATCAGACCCGCCTAGCGGTGAGGTGTTGCCACCAGAGAACGAGTCAAAGTTGATCTCCGCCGGGCTCATGCCGTAGATGGCGCAGATGATGGACGTGAGAAAGGTCATCCACTTGGAAAACATCATTTCGTTGAATTCGACCCCAAAGTTCTCGAATTCCGCTTTTGACTCCTGATCTTTTGACACTAGCACCGGCACGCTCCAGGCGTTGTTCACCCCTTTAACCATCCCGTTCCAGTAGCGTTTGAACGAGGCCAGGTCAGCCTCCGAATAGTTGCCCGACAAGTGCAGAACACCCTTGGGGATGGAGTTGTCGCTGAACCCCCGGATGTTGAGGGTCATGGCATTCAGGAAGCCCGTCACCACCTTGATCAACAGCTCGGTCTCAGACAGACCATACCCAGCGGACATTACGTCTGATCGCGGGTTACGCGGCTCGTAGATCAGGCCATTAAAGTCGTAAGCCGTTCGGATGTTGCCCTGGACCACCTGCAGTGCAAAAATTTCATCATCCCCACGGTAGCCTTCCTCCGTGCAAAGCCGGATCGTGGCTCCGTCAACGGCGTAAAAGCCATCCATACCAAGGGCTTTGTTGCGCTTAAGCTCTGTCTCAATCGGGGCAGAATCCATAGACAGCGAGTCACGCACCGACAGCGCAACGAACTGGCGCAGCGACTGGCGGCCGAGGCGCTTACGCTGACGAGGGTTGAATTCCCAGCCGCAGTTTAAAAAAAACCGCTGCAACAACTCGGTGGTCTTGCGCTCTTCGTCTGTGAGCTTGTGTGACACATTAGCGTGCCGCACCACAAAGCCAGGCCCAAAGCCCGACTCCTGAATTTTGCAAAACGCTTGCATCTGGCGCACACGGGTCATCACCACCGCAGAAAGCACTGGGGTCTGCTCGACCATTGACCGCAGCACGTTGAAGTTCATCGCTCCAGGGCGCTCAATGTAGTCCCCAGTGATTCCGTAGTTCAGGTCGTCCAGCACAACCGACTGAATGCCCTTTTTGCCGCTGTTCTTTGACGGAAACGGGACAACCACGTTTGACTTCATCAGCTCCTGCTCTTGCGACTGGCGCATGATGGCGTCGATGATCACCCGCATGTTCTCAGACGGGATCACCGATGACGGGTCAATGGCAGACTTTTGCAGCTCCAACTGCGCATCAAAGCGCTCTGCTGCCAGGGCAGTTTGATCGAAAGCGGTGATAGCGGTGGTATTTTGGCTCATGCTGCAATGGTGCAGTCACGACCGCCGCGCCTACTGTGCAGGGCCAACAAGCTGCCTTAACCCGCCGATCGTCAAGACTCGACCGGGATGAACATCACGCAACCCGGATCTTTGGCTTGCACAGAGAAATTGTTTTCGGCACAATAACTCCGGTCTTTGTCAAACGAAATACAGCGGCCACAAACGTCCAGGCTTGGCTGGGTGCTCAGAATGGTCTCCATCACCCCTTGCAGCAGAGCGGGAACAGTACTGATAGCAGAACCATCGCTCATAGGCACCTCTTTGGTCGGCGGCAAGATAAAAGACGACGTGCCGTGCTGGCGAGCCCAGGCCACATCACACAGCATGTTGGCGTAGCTGTAGTGCGGGTCGATACCCACCTTTTTGACCTTGGCAACTAGCTTGCGTGTTTCTGGGTGATCCTCAACGATCAAAGCAGTCTTGGTAAAGTGGTAGAACACCCAATCGCGCAACAAGACAATGCGCTTGCGAACACCATCCTCCAACACATCCTGCTCAAGCTCTTCAGGCGGCGGGAACAGACAAAACGCATCGCGCACGCGATACAGCGCGGTCTGCATGCATTTGTACTGGTTCAAATTGACAGAGTAACGCGACCGGTCGTCCTCGGACGTCTTGATGTCGGAGCGGGAAAGCGTGTCGCCCCAGACCATCTGGTCGTCCTTCAGATCGGAATACCCAGCCAGAAACACCTTTCCTGGGTGCCTGTTGGCAAACCGGCGCGCATCGTTGACGTTGGGAAGTTGCTCAATCACGCACACCACAACGCCATACAGCCCCATCAGCACCGTGCAACGGTCAAACGGCGACGCGTTGGGGTTCCCAGGCGTTGGATTCGCAAACACGGCCTCCACATGCACAACGGCCTGTCGGCCATCTGGCATGCGCTTCTTGATGACAACCGCATTGAACCCGCCCATCTGGTCAATGCCCATGTAGCAGCCAACCCCCGACGACTGCCAGACAACACCCGCCAGGCGGCCAGCCTCCACTGCAGCTAGGCAGTGAGCCATCGTCACCGGCAACTGGTCGGCATCAATGTAGGGGCGCGCCAGGGTGCGGTTGTAAAACGACTTTTTCTGATCGCCCGTCTTGGCCCGACCATACGATTCGATCATCTCTCGCGGGGTCATTCGCGGGGAAATGGTGCGAGGCAGCATCAACGAGCGATACGGAGCCCCGGGCTTGAGCACTTTGTACGAGCCAATCTGCGGATCAGCAATGTATCCGCCACACTCTGGGCAGGTCCAGACATACTCGTTCATGGGCGCGCCAGGGAACTGCCCGGTGTTGTACCTAATCGACTTTCCAGGGAAAATGCCAGCGGGCTCCGTCAGGTCCGACTGAGCATGACAGCTCGGGCACTCGGTGTGCCAGACCTCCTGCGTGCCCATCAGATACCAGAAATTGATGTCCAGGTCCGGCATGTTGGCGGTGGACAGCAGCAGCGTGTAAGCCACATCCGAGTCGCCGGTACGGGCGCGCACCTTGTCAATTTCGGCCAGGTCCATCTCCTGAACTTCATCCAGAGTCACCACATCCATCGGGCGAGACTCGGTGGACACCCGGCCAGAGGTCCACAGAAACAGGAAAATTGACTCCCCAAGCGTGCGAGTCAGCACATTGCCTTCGCCGACCGTCTTTTTCTCACCCCCACGCACCGCCGAGGTCATAGCTTGGTAAATCTCTGGCACGGAGCGAACGATCCGCATGAACCGGTGCTCTGACTTGTAGGATGCCGTCGCCTGGTCAGGCATGAACATGCCGATGGTGACCGGCCCCCACTTGATCGCCATGTAGATGTTTGCCAGAACCTCCCAGACGGTCAGGCCGAGCTGGGTAGCCTTTTGAATCACCAGTATCTTGCGGAACGCCTCGTCCTTGGTGGTCGGAATGGCGTCATAGACAGGCACCAGCGCGGGACGATTGTCCAGCCTGAAGGGCTTCCCGTCCACTTTCATGCCGTCGCTGCCGTCCGGCTTAGTGCCGCGCGCCAACTTCTCGCACCACTGGCGGAAAGTCATGTCCTCCGGAATGGAGTTCATGAGCCCAGCCGCCTCGATTCTGAGCTTTTGCCGCCTGCGGGCCTCCAATACAGCCGCCGCTTTGACGGCAGGACTTGATACGGTCGTCGCCATCAGGTAGTCGATTTCCCATTGATGATGGCCTCAAGCTCCGCGTCGCTCAGGTCTTTAAGTGCGCCAGGGTCCACCAAAATATCCAAGCCCCAAGCCTTGCGCTCGCCAGCCTGCTGGATGGCAGTCGTCTCTGCGGTGAGCTTAGCCAGCTTGATCTTGACCATGGCCCCATCTGGGTTTGAGTTGCGAATGTTCAGCGCCTCCTGGCGCAGCACGGCCACGTTTGCCCATTCCGTGCGGTGCCGGGCAGTCACCTCGGCGCGCTTGTTCTCAGCATCCTCACGCGACGAATGGGCCAGCTTTGGATCGGACGCGTCCGATTTGCCGTCCGAAGCCGTCCGATTTCCCGCTGAGTCAGTCATCGCATCGGCTTTTCTCTGGGCCGCCGCATTGATGCCATTCAGGCTCCCGCGCCTTTCCCAGCCTTCCTTCTTAGCTCTTGATTCGATAGTTGTCTTGCCAGGAGCATGGAACTTGAACTTTTCGGACGCCCGTCCGGCAGCCTGGTTGTAGGTTGGCTCGTCCGGGTCGTACTCCCAGCACGTCCGAATGGCCTTCCATTGGTCTTGAGTTAGGCGCGACATGGTCATGCCGCCTTCTTAGGTGACTTGCGAGGCGTATCAAACAAACGCGCCGCTGGCCACTTGTTATGCACCCGAGACTGAAAACAGCTTCTGTTAATGCCAGACACCTCAATAGCTTTCCAGACAGGCATCGGCCCTATGGGTGTGTCGATCACCCTGGCGTTGCGCCGGTTCTGGCTGTTCACCTTGGTTGTGGTCCATTGACAGTTGTCAGGCGAATAGGGACCGTCGTTGTCCTTTCGGTCAAGCTCCGCGCCAGGGAACGGGCGAATGCCCATGTCGGCAAGGAAGTTGTCAAAGGAATCCAGCCAGCGCAGACAAATGGTGATGCCACGCCCACCGTACCGGAAATAGACCGGGTGATTGGCACTCAAACAGCGGGCACGCATTGAAGTCCATGTGGCATAGGTGGCCCGGTGCGCCTCACCTTTACCAAGCGAGCCATCGCCACGAACCACACCAATTCGGGCAGCAGGGGTTGTGATCAGGCACCCACACGATGCTGTTGTCCCTTCTCTCATGCGCGAACCACGGACAACGCATGACGTGCCGCAATCACAAAGGCAGTGCCATGAAGCATTTTTACCGCCATCGAGCCCAGCATATGACTGCACAGAGAGCAGGCCGAACTTTTTCCCAGAAAGATCAACGAGTCGTCCCATTCTCAAAACCTCTGGCATTCAGCCGGTGAAACAGGAAAAGCCTCACCCGTAACGGCGTGAACCGCAGAACGACCCGTCCAGGCCTGCCAGCGCATCACAGCGACATCCACATAGCCAGGGTCCAGCTCACTGGCGCGGCAGCACATGCCAAGACGCTCGGCAGCCATCAGGGTTGACCCGGACCCACTGAAAGGCTCAAGCACCAGATCGTTCTGGCGCGCAGAATTTTTGAGTATTCTTTCAAGTAGCAATACCGGCTTTTGAGTCGGGTGATGATCCGATCGCTTGGGCTTCGGGTGCCGAAGAATGCTGCCAGGGGCCTGCTCATAGGTGGCCTCCCCCGAGACAATCAGCGTTTCGTCGCCAACCTTGATCACCCATCTGCCATCGTCCTGCAGCGTGAATGGCGAGCCTTCACCGGATTCAAGCACGGTGGTCTGTTTGCGCCCCCCCCACCAGCGCTGTTTGCCTCCCGGTTTGTCACAGAGCAATACCGGTTCATGCCGCCAGTGGTACCTGGATCGTCCCAAAACAAGCGAGTCTTTCACCCACGTCAGGCACTGGCTGACCTTGAACCCAGCATCCAGCACGGATTGACGGAACGCCAGACCCTCAGAGTCGGCATGAAAGATGTAGGCTGACGCCCCTGGCTTGAGGTGGTCAAACAGGCACTTGTTCACCAGCACCAAAAAGGCGCGCAGCTTGTCGCCCGTCAGATCATCATTGGCAATGGCCTTTTTGCCTTTGGCCTTGTAGCTCACCCCAAAAGGAGGATCGGTCAGCACCACGTCGGCCATCTCGGTACCAAGCAGCGTACTCCATGTCGCCGGGGACGTGGAATCCGAGCAAATGATCTTGTGTGGACCGCAAACCCACATATCGCCGGACTTGGAGTGCGCTATTTCTGGGACATCAGGCACTTCATCTGGGTCTTTCTCGTTGAGCAAATCCGGGTCCATCAAGTCCGTGAGTTGGTCACCAAAACCCAACAGATCTAGGTCGAAGCCTTCTAGCTTCAGATCAGCCAGCTCCAGCTTGAGCATTTCCATGTCGTAACCTGCATTAAGTGCAAGTTGGTTGTCAGCCAAAATGTAGGCCTTGCGCTTGGTGTCGTCCCAGCCAGAGCAATCCACCACCGGCACCGTGCCGA